GCCTCAACGAGTGGGAAAACTTCGACGAGGAAGCATTGCGCGAAGTCCTGTAAACAATCACGACACCAGACCCCGGCACCTGCTGGGGTTTTTTATGCCCTATAAATAGGAAAAAGCTATTAGGATCGCACGAACGATAGTAAAAGACTAGATATAGTCAATCTATTGTGGTAGCGTGAGTAATAGGGAATCCCTATCAATTGAGGCAAGCCAATATGAATTTGCATCACCTGCGTGAACAACGCTCTGCTGCCGTAGCCAGCATGAAAACAATCGTCGATACCGCTGCCGCTGCTGGCCGCGATCTGTCTGCCGACGAAACCAAGCAGTTCGACACCCTCAAGACCGAAGAGCGCGCCCTGTCCGCTCAGGTTGAGCGTGCCGAGTACCTGGGCGAAGTAGAACGCCGCGCCGCTGGTACTCCGGTATCTGGCGCACCCTCTGCCGACTTCGACCGCCTGGCCGACTCCGTGAGCGTCACCCGCGTGATTCGCGCTCAGATGGAGGGCCGCAGCCTGGACGGCGCCGAGGCTGAATATGCCCGCGAAGCCGAGCGCCGCAGTGGCCGCAAGGCAGAAGGCGCCTTCGTACCGTTCGCCAGCCTGGAGAAGCGCGCCAACACCACCGTGACCGCGCCCGAGCTGGTAGGAACTGATCACCGCGCCGACCAGTACATTGGCCCGCTGCGTGAGGCTCTGCTGGCTCGCCAGATGGGCGTTCGTGTAATGACCGGCCTGCGTGGCAATGTCGCCATTCCGAAGTTCGGCAGCGGCCTCGAAACCGGCTGGGTGACCGAAGGCCAGGCCGTGCCTGAAGCGGAAATGTCTTTCGACCAGGTGACGCTGACCCCGAAGCACGTCGGCGGCAAAACCGAGATGAGCCGCCAGCTTATCCAGCAATCCAGCCCTGCCATCGAACAACTGGTGCGTGAGGATCTGTCTTTCTTGATCGCCCGCCAGATCGACCGCGCCATCATCAACGGTTCCGGTACTGCCGGTGAGCCGCTGGGCATCTTGCAAACACCCGGCATTCAGACCATCGCAGATCTGCCTGATACCTGGGCCGAAGTCCTGGCGATGCTGGAAATGCTCGATGACGTGGAGATCGCGAACGGTCGCTGGCTGACCTCTGCCGCCGTGCGAACCGCCCTGGCAAGCACTGAGAAAGTGCCCGGCTCTGGCTCTGGCTTCCTGTATGACGGCGGTTCGCTGGCTGGCCTGCCATTGTCCGCAAGCAAGAGCGTTCCGGCCGGCACTCTGATCCTGGGCGACTTCAGCCAAATTCTGTTAGGCGTCTACTCTGAGGTCGATTTGCTGGTCAATCCGTACGCAGAGCCGGCCTACAGCCGTGGCGGCATTCAGGTTCGTGCGATGGCCACCGTCGATACCGCCGTGCGCCACCCGCAAGGCTTCGTCGTAGCGACCGAGGTCTAAGCAATGGAACGGCGCGCAAGCAATGGGCTGAAGCCTGACGGACGCAAGCTGACCGGCTACGCCGCTCGGTTCAACTCTGAGACGGACCTGGGCGAGTTTGTGGAAGTCATCCGCCCCGGTGCCTTCACCCGGACGCTTGCCGCCGCTTCTGCTGGAAACATCCGGGCGATTTACGAGCATGACGGCAAGTCGCTNCTNGGTCGCCTNGGTGCCGGCACTCTGCGACTGNCNGAAGATTCCGANGGCCTGGCGTTCGAGCTGGACCTTCCCGACACCACCCTNGGCCGCGATCTGGCCGAGCTGGTGAAGCGTGGCGACGTGGCCGGCTGCTCGTTCGGGTTCNTGCCCGTGCGCGACACCTGGGCCGAAGGCGCGAAACCCGTCCGCGAGCTGCGAGACGTGGATCTATTCGAGATCACCATCACGGCCAACCCGGCCTATGACGCAACCAGCGTCCAAGTTCGTTCTAAATTGCCGCGCTCGGTTCGCCTGGCCCGTCTGTATCTGGAGGCCATCGCATGAGCCTGATTCAACGCCTGTTCAAACGATCCAGCCCCGAGCCGACGACCCCGGCGTTCGACCGATACTACGAAAGTTTCGCAGTAGGCCAAGGCGTGGCTGGCGTAGACGTGAACACAACCACCGCCGAAGGTATCTCCGCAGTTTATGCGTGCTGCGCCGCCATCAGTGAGACGGTGGGCAGCCTGCCGCTCGACGTGTACCGCAACACCGACAACGGACGCGAGAAGGCGAAAACCCATCCGCTGTACCGTCTGCTGCACGATGCGCCCAACAACTACCAGACCGCCCTGGAGTTCCGCGAGCAGATGCAGCGCCACGTCCTGCTGCGTGGTAACGCCTATGCGGAAATCGTGTGGAACCCGAACGGTTCGGTGAAAGCCCTGCTGCCGATGCACCCGGATAGCGTCACGGTGCTGCGTTCGAGCCTGGGCAATCTGGTCTATGACCACGTTGACGGCAAGGGCAACCAGCGCCGCCTGCTGGCCGATGAAGTCCTGCACCTGCGATACCACTCGGACGATGGGATTCTCGGACGCTCACCCATTCAGGTAGCCCGCGACACCATCGGCCTTGCCCTGGCAGAGCGCACCCACGGCGCCAAGATGTTCGAGCAAGGCACCAAGCTATCAGGCGTCATCGAGACACCACCCGGCACCACGAAAGAGCAGGCAGGACAGATCCGCGAAAGCTGGTCCGCTGGTCAATCGGGCGTCGCCAACCACGGCAAGACCGCTGTGCTACCGCAAGGCGCGACGTTCAAGACCGTGAGCATGACGCTTGAGGATGCCGAGTGGATCGAAGCCCGGCGCCTGTCCATCGTCGAGACAGCCCGTCTGTTCCGTGTGCCGCCTGTAATGATTGGCGACATGGAGGCCGCGAACTATTCAAACGTGGTCGAGCTGGCCCGCTTCTTTGTAACCAACACCCTGCGCCGTCATCTCGTTATGTGGGAGCAGGCAGTAAACCGGGCCTGTATTACCAATCCCGCGTTCTTCGTCGAGCACAACGTTGAAGGTCTGCTGCGTGGCGACAGCCTGGCCCGCGCCAACTTCTACCAGCGCGGCATCGAGGACGGCTGGATGCTCAAGTCCGAAGTGCGCCGCATCGAGAACCTGCCCGCCATCGACGGACTGGACGACCAAGTTAACAAGCCAGTTAACGAGGTTAACGCATGAAGAAGCGCCGGACGTTAAGTCTTAACAGCTCTGCCTGGAAGCAGCTCCGCGCTCAGGTACTGGCCGAGGAACCGCTGTGCCGTATGTGCTCAGCGCGTGGCCTGGTAGTGCCTGCCACTGACGTGGACCACATCGAGGACAGCCGCGAGGACTACACCGACGACAACAGTCGGGAGAATTTGCAGAGCCTGTGCCACGACTGCCACTCACTCAAGACAGCCGCGAGCATGAACAAAAGCGTGTTCCTGGGCTGCGACGTGAACGGGATGCCACTCGACCCGTCGCACCCGTGGAATCGAGCGGAAAAATCACCAGCAACCGCTGGCGAGAAGACCGCCATCCCCCTGCCTGTTTATTGCTAAGTGCCGATGAAAGTGACCGCCCGCCGCCCCCGCTCAGACAGCGCCAAAGCCGCCGTAGCAGCCGCTCAGGCCGTTGCGCTTGGACCTATAGCGCCGCCTGCGTTTGTGCGCGTGGGGAAGGCAGCCAGGCCGTTCTGGGATGCCATCGTAACCGCTCGCCCGCGTGATACCTGGACGGATGCTGACTTGATCCTGGCCGGGAGTCTCGCCCGCGCTTATGCCGACATCGAGGCGCTGCAAGATGCCATCGACCGTGACGGGCTGCTGGTGGACGGCAAGCCGAACCCCGCCTGCGATCTGCTCGACAAGATGACCCGCCGCGCTCTGGCCACTGGCCGGCAACTCAAGGTCGATACCATCGCCACCGTGGGCAAGGCGCAAAACATCCCGAAAGGCGCCGCCCTGGAGCGTGACGCCCGCGCTCAGCTCGACGACGACCTGATCCCCACCTTGGCGACGATGCAATGACCAGGGCCGAGAAGATCATCCAGTTCTGCGAAAAGTATCTGGTAGTGCCGGAAGGCGCGGACGTGGGCAAGCCGCTGGTACTGGCTGAGTTTCAAAAGCAGTTCATCCGCGACGTATACGACAACCCGAACGGCACCCGGCGCGCCATCTTGAGCATAGCGAGGAAGTGCGGAAAATCCGGGCTTATTGCCGGCCTGATTCTCGCTCACCTGGTCGGGCCTGAAGCCAAGCAGAACTCGCAATTGGTGGCAGGCGCGCTCAGCCGCGACCAGGCATCGCTGGTGTTCAACCTGGCGTCCAAGATGGTCATGCAGTCGCCGGCCCTGTCCAAGATCGTCCGCATCGTGCCGAGCGGCAAGCGCCTGATCGGCCTGCCGCTGAATACTGAGTTTCGCGCCTTGGCGGCTGACGGCAGAACTGCACATGGCCTTTCCCCGGTGCTCGCCATCCTCGACGAGATAGGCCAGATCCGCGGACCGCAATCGGACTTCGTGGATGCCATCACGACCAGCCAGGGCGCACATGAAAGCCCGCTGCTGATCGCTATCAGTACCCAAGCCGCGAACGATGCCGATCTGCTGAGCCAGTGGATCGACGACGCCAAGCAGTCGAAAGACCCGCGCATCGTCTGCCACCTGTACGCCGCGCCGAAGGGCTGCGACCTGCTGGACGTTGAAGCCTGGAAAGCAGCCAACCCGGCGCTGGGCCTGTTCCGCTCCGAGGACGATCTACGCGAGCAGATGCAGCAAGCGGCGCGGATGCCGTCTATGTCCAACACCGCCCGGAACCTGCTGCTGAATCAGCGCGTGAGCCTGGACAGCCCGTTCATATCGCCTGACGTGTGGATGGCCTGCGATGCCGAGCCGGAACCCTTCGACGGGCCTGTGTATGCCGGCCTGGACCTGTCCGCCCGAACCGACCTGACGGCGCTTGTGCTGATCGGCAAAACCGCTGGCGTCTGGCAGGTTCGCCCGTACTTCTGGACGCCCGAGCAGGGCATCTTCGACCGCGCCAAGAAGGACCGCGCCCCGTATGACCAGTGGGCCGCCGAGGGCTATCTGCGCACGACACCCGGCGCGACGGTGGACTATGAAGCCGTGGCCGCCGATATGGCTGAGATCCTGTCCGACGTGGACATTCAGGCCGTGGCCTTCGACCGCTGGCGTATCGACATTTTCAAGAAAGAACTCGACCGCCTGGGCCTCGATCTGCCGCTAGTGCCGCACGGTCAAGGCTTCAAGGATATGGCCCCGGCACTCGACGCCCTGGAAGCCGAGCTGCTGAACGGACGTGTCGCCCACGGCAACCACCCGGTGCTGACCATGTGCGCCGCCAATGCCGTAGCCACCAAAGACCCGGCCGGCAGCCGCAAGCTGGACAAGTCCCGCCGCACTGGCCGAATCGACGGCCTGCAAGCCCTGGCAATGGCAATGGGCGCCGCCCAAGCCGCCGCCGCCCCCTTTGAGATTGATACCGAGGTGTTCTTCGTATGATTACCGTGGCCGAAGCCAAGCAGCACCTGCGCGTCATGCACGCAATGGAAGACCCGCTGATCCAGCTCTATCTGGACGCAGCAACCCGGCACGTCGAGCAGTACCTGGGCGACGATCTGCCAGACCCCATGCCCGAGGCCATCGAGTGCGCCATTCTGCTGCTGACGGGCGACCTGTACGTCAACCGGGAGCGCCAGTCCGACCGCCCGATTCACGAAAACACGGCTTACCAGCTCCTGCTGGCCCCGTATAAATCGATGGCGGTGCTGTGATGAATACCGGACGCCGCCGTCATCCGGTCGAGGTTCAAGCCTATACCTCGAAGCAAGATCCAGTTACCGGGGAAATGATTCAGGGCTGGGCAACCATCGGCACCGAGTGGGCGAGCATCGAGGGCATCAACGGGCGCGAGTTCCTGGCCGCTGACGCTCAGCAATCGGCCACCACGATGCGCGTGACCATCGGCTACCGCGACGACCTGACCACGGCGCACCGCCTGGCCTACCACGGCAAAAAGTACAACCTGAAAGCGATCCTGCCCAACAACACGCGCACCGAGCTGGTGTGTATGTGCGAGGTCGGCTTGATCTGAACCACGGGCCGGCGTGGCAAACCCCTAGAGGGCAATAAAGTTGGGCCGGATTGGTTTGGCGGTTTCCAAGTGAGAAATAACCGTCACTGTTTCGCGTGACCGCAGCCTGGGCGGGCCTTCGGGATGAGCCAGGACGAGGATTAGACGGGTAGTGCCTCGTTTCACAAAACCCCGTCACGCTGTGCGGTCGAGAATCCTAGCCCCATCTTGGGGTTGGCCGGTGACAGCAACGCCCGCGTCTGGGCAACAGACTGGCCAGAGTGAGTCTGGACCAGGCCCGACCAGAGAGAGTCTGGATCGGGGAAAGGCCCGTCATGCTTTGCGCTGGCGGGCTTTTCTTTTGGGTATACCGAAACTGATACGCCGCGCGGCCACCTGTTCACCTGGCCGGGAAGCGTGCAAAGTGCGACACCTTACAAACACGACCCAAAGTGAAACGATGCTGATCCGCGCATACCTTCGAGCCTCGACCGCCGAACAGGACGCCAGAAGGCCGCTAGAATCGCTCAGGCGCTTCGCTGACGACCACGGCCACCCGATAGCAGCCACCTACGCCGAAAACGTCTCAGGCGCGCTTACAGAGCGTCCTGAGCTTGAGCGCCTGCTGCGTGATGCCCTGCCCGGTGACGTTCTGCTGGTGGAATCAATCGACCGCCTGTCCCGTCTGCCCGCCGATGACTGGGCACGACTGAAAACAGCCATCGCTGACAAGGGGCTGCGCATCGTCGCGCTCGATCTGCCGACCAGTTACCAGGGCATGACCAACACCGCCGACGAGTTCACCGGGCGGATGCTGGCCGCTATCAATTCGATGTTGGTGGACATGATGGCCGCCATCGCCCGCAAGGACTACGAGCAGCGCCGGGAACGGCAGGCGCAAGGCATCGAAAAGGCGAAGGCCGATGGCAAGTACCAGGGTCGTCCGGTGGATGAGGATCTGCACAAGCGTGTCCGCGAGCTGCTGGCCGCTGGCCTGGGCATTCGAGCCACCGCACGGCACGCCGGATGCTCAACCACTACAGTGATGAAGATCCGCGACAGGTCGCCCGACACTCGCCCGACAGACAAAACCCGACAGCGCCCTACATGCAAAAAATGACCATAGGCCGAATGGCAAAACTGTACGGCCTGCACCGCTCGACACTGTATGAAGCCGTGGACAAAGGCCGCGTGTCTGCTGGCGTGGACGGCAAAGGTCAGCGGGTTATCGACCTGTCCGAGATGATCCGCGTTTATGGCGAGCCACCAGGCGCCGCCCTACAGAACCCGACACCTGCAACAGACACCCACCAGGCACACCCGACAGATGCCCTACAGCCGCTTCTGGAGGAACTGCGCCTGCTGCGTGAAGAAGTGGCGGGGCTGCGTGCTGAGCTGCGCCTGCTCGAGCACAAGCCGGATAAACCACCAACGGTGGAGAAGGGGGGCGCGCAACCCCCGTCCGGTCCGGCGAGGTCATTTGCGGATCTGCTCGCCAGCCTCGGCGACTAGAGAGCCAGGGCGCCCTGTGGATTCGGTGAGAAGCGGAACTCTAGGCCCGTGACCTTGCGACCCTCTTTAACTGGCGACCACTCAACGAGCAGCCCGTCCTTTGCGCCCAGCTCGTGAATCGCCGGCTCGATCACGCGCTTTCGAAGGTTGAAGAAGTCTTTCCGGCACGACTCCGGCGCCTCGACCGAATACCAAAATTCCTCGATGGGCATCCGCACAAGTCCGGTGCTTTTGAATTGCATTAGCAGTTCGAGCATCCGCCATGAGTAGAGCGACCGAAGGCCGGCCGCTTGGCTGAGCCGGTAGCTGGTGAACTTCTCTCGCAGCATGACCAGGTGCGGAACTACTTCGTGCCAGAAGGCCAGCTCTAGCCACCCCTCGCCCTTCGCATAGGTCACGCGGCCAACCCATCGCATTTCAACCACGCGCCGAGCCTTGGGGGCGGACGGGTTTTCATACCTGATGAGCCGGTCGCGCAACACCTTTGCCGCCGACTGGAGTTCATCGTAAGCAGTGTCAGGATGGATGCCGAAGGTTTCCGCGAAGTCCATCGCGTACAGCTTCACCGTGAGCGGCTTGTAAGGATCTGGCAGACGTTTGCTATCGAGCTGTGCAATGCACGCCGACATGATCCGTTTCTCTGCCAAGGTCAGCCCCTGGGCAGCCCGAACAAGGACGTTCGAGAGGGTAACGTGGCGGTCTACGGTGACTTCCTGGTCTGCTGCCTTCTTAGCCATTCCTACACACTTCCGGTTATTCCTACGCGATGCTTTATATGTAGGAATAGGCCGAATGTCCACCTTTCCTGCCTGTGAATAACACCGGAAAAATGTAGGACGAAACCGGAAAAATGTAGGACAAACCGGAGATTTGTAGGAATTGCTCCCCGCTAGCCTTAGTGCCACGCGGCCTCCAGCCTCTTAAAAAAGGTTTAAAAAGGTTTAAAAAATAGCGCGGGCGCGTGAGGCGTTTTCCTATTGCTGAATGTAATACACTGTAGTACAGTGTAATTCACTGAAACGGTGAAGAGATCCCATGAAGCAAACCCACATCAACCTCCGGCTACCCGCGCCGATGATTGAGCAGGTCGAGCGGTATCGAGAGCACCTGGAGAACACGACCGGGCTACCAGTGAACCGATCCGACGCTATTCGTCTCCTGGTCAAAACCGGGATTGATATCAAGGCCAAGGAGATGACCAAGTGAGTAAAGGAAACTTCTTTGCACTCGGATCTGCTGAGTTTGTCGCCGCGTGCGAGCTGGGCATGAATCCAGCCGTTGCACTACTTGTTATGGCCAGGGGAACCGGCAGAGACAACGCCACGACAGCCTGGAGCGCCCTTGCGGTGTTCAACCATTCCGGCATGGCTCGCAGACGCGCCCAGGAGGCCATAGAAAAGCTAATTGGCGCTGGGCTTGTTGAGAGGCTGCAAGCGGGCAAAAAACCACGCTACAAGCTCCACAAGCCGTCAGACGAGGATTCTCTGCTTTGGCTGCCTAATGCCCTGATCGACGGAGCCGGAAACGAGACGCCACCGATTGCAAGGCTGAGAGAGACGGGCAACCTCGCTCTGCTAGAGAAGTTTGTGGGGCTGTACGGTTTGCAAGACCTGGACAGCGATGGAGGACTGCCGAGATCTATCGTGTGGTCGCACTTCGACAGGGAAGAAATTTGCCCAATCGGGCCTTTCACCTTTTACGGATTCAGCGGTGAACAAATCCGGGCAAATAGCATAGGTCTGTTTAAGGATCTGCAAGGCCAGGAAGACGAGGACGGGAACAAGGGGGCATGGATGGTTCTAAAACCGCTGTGGACCATGGGCCTTATCGAGCACGTGCATTACATGGCCGAATCAACAGACCCTGACGCCGAATTGATTTACCCGGTCGGGCCGTATGGGACAGCCGAAGCTATCGACGAGCTGATTTATTGGCTAGAGGAAGCTGACGGCAAGGGGTTTGCGACCGAGGCCATGTGTCACAACCTGCAAGGCGTAGCGCCGAAACACATCAAGAAGGCTGCTGTAGTTGGGGTTTTCCGTCTTAAGTACCGCCCATGGACCGGCAAAACCTCTAGGTGGTTTGCCTTAGAGATGGAGCGTGCTGAGGCGATGGTCGGCATCATCAGGCAGATCTGCAGCGAGAAGACCACCAGTGTTCATATCAAGGCTGTTCAAGGCTTCTAAAGGCACATCAAGGTTCATCAAAGAACCTAAGTGTTCATATCAAGGCTAATCAAGGGGCGTAAGTACACCTGCAGTTTGCACTGCAGAACATGCCCGATAGAGGTAAATGCAATGAGTTCGCTAACTCACATGTACGCCATGATGAAACGGCAGCAAGAGCAAAAGCGGGTAATCAGTGGTGTGAAGCCGAAGCACCGAGTTCTGTCCGGTGGCTGCGTGCTGTACCAACTGCCAAGAGCAAAAGCGAGTAATCAGGGGTAGTGCAGGCTTAAAGTCCTGCGCTGTACCTGGAAGACCGGGGAACACTATGACCACGCAACAACTAGGACGCCAAACCATGAAAACGACCTTTGTAGACCGGGCCGAAAAGGAAGGCGTAACTGATCGCGCCGAAATGGCCGAGGCGTTCTATATGGATATCGTCACGGAGCTAGGAGAAGCACCGGGGCAGCGGGATTCGTTCGATTTGCTGCTGGGCTACCTAGAGCCGGGAGACCCTAGCGAGGTCTGGCACGCCGGCATCGTCGGGTTCGGCCTTGCGCTGGCTGGGGATGATGATTCTCGCAGTTTCGTAAAGGACGCCGCCGCCGCTTTCCTGCTGATCTGAACCACTGAAAAAAGGCGCTGCCGAGGTGCTACCAACACCCCGACAGCTATCACACGGCGACCATATGAGGGACACGCCATGCAACGCACCAAGTATACCGTTCAACTGTTCAACCTGGCCGGGGAGATCCTGGGCAGTCTCACCTTGCCGGCATCGTTCCGGCTGGCCGATCTGGCCGCGCTGAAAACCTTGGGCACCGCCCGCGTGGAGGTTATGACCTGATCCGACGACCGGCATCAAGTAACCAATCGCCAACACGATAACCACGCAAATCATGCGGCTGTTCGGAACCAGGGGAGGGGCCGCAGCCGCAGCTCAAGGAGTTTCACGCATGACCGCAGCAGTTAACGAAGCCGTATTGGCCAGCCTGACCGACGAACAGCAGAAAGCTATCCATGATCTGCTAGAGGCAGAACGCCGCCACGGCATTCACTATTGGACGGTGCTGAACGAGCTACGCGCCGCTGGCAAGCTAACGGAGTGGTACCGGGAGAAGGGCGCGGGCACTTGCGCTCAGATGGACGAATTGAGGGCTGACCGGGCCAAGGTGAATCAAGCCCTGTTCGGGCGCGACAGCCTCAACGAGTGGGAAAACTTCGACGAGGAAGCATTGCGCGAAGTCCTGTAAACAATCACGACACCAGACCCCGGCACCTGCTGGG